TTGTTACACCATCCTCAGTTGTGTCACTGAACATGTCAGCAACTTCCCATGCCTCAACCCAGTTGCTATTAGCGTCCTGAACTACACCATTGCGGCGCACTGATTGATATGCACCAATGCCATCTGTAGGTTTAGGCGCACGTAGAACAGGGTCTACATTTAGTGCGTCAAACACATTAGCGCCCCACACTTTAGGCATGGACATGTTAGGGTTTTCTTTGCGTAACTGGCCTTGAGATTTAAGCTCACCAGTTGTGCGATCACGATATTCAGCCATTAGTTGATACTCCTTGTATGACCTTGATTATATTGCGTATGCAGTTATGCGATTCGAAGATTGCTAGGCAATCGCATAGAAGATGTATGTGGCGTTTGAGACGTTGATGTTAGTTGCACTGATCTGATTAACGATGAAGCCACTATTTGCAGGGTCTATACTGTCGTTATATGTTGATAGGGTTGAGTTAAAGATTAACGCAGTCTCACTACCTGTGATAATACCTCGTACTGTGTCCCAGACATACCAGTCTCCATTAGCGTCAATCCTTTTAATAAGTATAAACCTAGCACCTGCCGAAAACCCACAGTTAATGGTTTGGTTTGAGCCGTTGCCTGTGTAGCTTCCTACCTTAGATATGCCATCAAGAGTAGCAAAAAGATAGGCCATAAAAGTTGTACCGTTTTCATTATTTCCAGATGGGTCATTCGTTGGTGCAATCTCAAAAGTAGTTGCAGTTTGACCTGAATGTTCACCAAAGCTCCCATATCCGCCGGGTGTGCCATTAGATTGAAAGATAAGCCCTGCAGTTTGAGTGGCACTGTCAAGAGGTACATCTTTGTGATAGACAAGCCAGCTATCGTTCTGTGTTCTAGTTTTATTCCATATCATCTCAGGAGCAACACCCAAGTTATGCGGAACATTCCTTGGCCCGACACCATTTCCTGTATAAGCTACTACATCAAAGAAGCCCGGCGCACGTTTCCACATCCAAGCCATATCAGATGAGCCATTATTTGTATCTCTATATCCAGTCATATAGTCAAAGCTGTAATTAGACCATGCGTATTCTTGTTGGTATTGATTAAGCTCTAAATACCTTCCTTGTGTAAGCCTTGAAGAAATAGTTCTACTGTCTGTACTGCCGCCCCCAACGTTTGAGTCTATAGCCATATCAACAGGAAAACCACTGTTCCACGCAGGGTTACTGACGCCACTAACACCAAAAGCTGCAGCAAACACATCAGTCGCACTCTCAGGCACAGCTAATGGGCCACGGCGAATGGCTATGTAGATGTAGTCACCTGTCCCAGCATCATGCACTCTAAAACCTGTACTAGTTAGGTCTATTTGACCGCCAGAGGCTTCCGCATTTGTTAAACTAGGATATAAGAACTTCTCTGTAGAAGGTACTCCCCATCCCCTCATGTTATCAACCATCCTCCAGTGACCAGATGTGCTTGATTGTTTGTACAATAACCACTGAGGTTCAAAACCTAAGTTAACCTCAAGGCCATTGGAATAAGTAAAACTCCCACACTTGATAATATCAGCATCACCATCAGGGCCGAACCCACCGTCACCATCGTTGTGGGCGAAGAGGTAGGCAACGTAGTTGGTGCCGTTTGTATTTGTATCCCCCTTCGGGCCTACGGTAAAAACCGTACCTGTTGGCGTTGTATCATTCCAATATACATCATCGTCTTTAGCTTGCGTACTAAAATCCATTCCGAATGTATTACCTAAAGACCTGTGGTAAATTCTCCAGTTACCACCTGTATCTAAATCTTTTACAATAATCATCCCCGGGACAGAACCAAGGTCATGCGATATAGTTTGATTGCTTCCATTCCCAGTATAAGTCACCACATCAAAGAACTTAGGGGCTTTGCGGAATGTCCAAGAGGCTGCATCTTTTCCTGATTTATTCTCATAATAAGCACCTTCCCCAGACGGAAGCGAAAAACCATCTGTATTAAATCCATTTACGCCATAGGCCCCACTGCTATCAAGTTCCGCACCAGTGCTGGGGAGTGTTAAAATCTTGTTGGCTCCCCGTTCCGTATCAACGAGGGCATGTGACATTCCAGAAGTATCCCTGTTTTTTGTCCAAACTAGGCCTCCCTCTGTTGCTAAATCAATACCATTAACTATGTTTCGTGCAGTTTGATCACCAACCCACAAATAAGTGCTGAACACATCATCCACATCAAGGCTATCACCGCCAGCGGCAGACATCATTAGCTTTTTAATATTGCTCATTCTATATTACCCTAAGTTTAACCCTGCTGTGAAGCCTTGCCAAGTAGTGCCACCATCATGCGTGTAGAACACAAACTGATCTACTGCAGATGCTGTACTTGTAAGTCGTGGAGCACCTGTAGCTGCATACTGATCTAAGTTAGGCCACACTACAGCAGCAGGCCATGTAACAGTATAACCACTAGCACTTGCATCCTGTATGATCTTCAATGAGAACCCATAGGCTGTACCACTTGCAGGAGGATTACTAAAGGTGAACGTAGTGTTTTCACTTAATGTGTTACTAAATACGTTACCTGTTTCACAGTTAATTGTTGTTGCATTACTTGATGAAGTAACAGCCTGAAACGTCTCATTGTAGGATGATACTATAAGTTCACCATCAATGTCAACATCACCAGTGTAAGTTTCTAGTGAAAAGCTTGTAAGTTTACCATCAAGCTGTGTCTGGATGTTAGAAGTTACACCGTCTACAAAGTTTAACTCTGCTGTAGAGGCTGTTACGCCATCCAGAATGTTAAGCTCTGCAGTTGTAGCAAAAACACCATCTAGGATGTTTAGTTCTGCTATGTTTGCTGTAACACCTAAGTCACTCAAGGTAGCAGACTTAGAGTCTAGCGCAGCCTGCAACCCATCTATATTAGCGATAGTATGGTTGTGACTATCATCAGCAATAACTGTAGTGATAGTGATGTTAGAGGAGCCATCAAAGTTAGCTGCACCCGATACGTCACCGCCTAAGGTGATAGTACGTGCTGTTGTAAGAGCATCTGCTGTTGCTGCCGCACCAGAGATAGACGCATTAATGCTACCTGTAACAGTAAGGTCACCGTCTACATCAGCATTACCTGTAACATTTAAAGTACCTACATTAGCAGTGTCTACTGCAGCAGTGTCAATGTTAGCTGTACCATCAATATAGAGGTTACGCCACTCAGAACCTACAGCACCTAAGTCATACGTATCATCTGTAGCAGGTAGTACATTAGAGTTTACATCAGCAGCAAAGCTAACAGTATCAGTAGCTGCATTACCAAGTGTAGTGTTACCTGCGATAGTAGCACTACCCGTTACGGTGAGGTTACCACCCACAGTCACATTGCTTGTTACAGCTAAGGAGTCTTGCAGTGTAGTAGCACCCTGTACGTTTACTGTGCCATCTACATCAGCGTTACCTTCAAGGAACAGATCTTTATAGCGAACTGCATCAGTACCCAAACTAATTACATTTGTAGTCTTAGGGCGTAGCAGAGTAGCTGTAGCTATAATATCTTGTACAGGGCCAAGCACTGTAATAGGCGCACCATTCTCAGCCGTACCATCATGTACGTGTCCTGTAGAATTATTGAACGCTGCATCAATAGCGTTAAACTCATTATCAAAGTCATCAGCATCAATTACGTTGCCGTTAGCAATGTTATTAGCTGTGTCTTGGCGTGTATAACCTGCCATATCAGTTTTCCTTACTGTCTATCATCTGTAGCATACTCAAAGAGTGCTGTGTCTAATAGGAATGCTGCATCATCACTATTATCTTCAATACGTATCGCTACTGTTTCACCAGAGCCAATAACTTGGTTAAGGTAGTTCTGAGTTCTAGGCGCACCAAACACAGCAGTGCCAAAAGTAGACGTGTTATCACTATAGATGCCGACCTCACCACCCGTCTGTACAATCTGAAACGAAGGTGGCTGAATATACCCTGTTCTGCCTTGATTAAACTTAATACCTGCAGTTATATTGATAGCACCAAAAGGCTTAATGTAAAAGTTCAACTTATAGAAAGTCTTACGTACTTGAGGGTCATTAATAGGCATATAAGGTGATTCATAGATAGCATCAATAGCAGACCCATTACGGCTAGTGCCTACATCTAAGTTATACACGTAGCCATCATTATTAGCAAAGATACGATACTCATCCTCACCAATAAACTGAGAGTCTGCAATGTATACTTTAAAGCCTTTAAGCTCAGCCCACTGAAAGCCTTGACCCCCTTGGTCAATAAACTTAGTGCCTAGCACACCCTTAGCAACACCATCCCGTTCACTGTCTACATAAGCAAACAATCTGTACTGAGCTTTACTACGAATAACAGTACTGCTAAAACTAGCAGCGTAGTCCTGTAGTTTAGTTACTGTAGGTCTAATGTTCTTAGATGCAACATCAATACCAAAGTCACCAATACGGTCTGTAGAACTTAGTGTACGCAAACCGTCAGGGCCAAGGAACATAACATCTGCGCCTACCTCTTGGATAGTATCAGCACTTAAGCATCCCAAGTCTTCTGTCACAGCACTCATAGAAAAGTCTGCTGCGCTAGTACCTGTGATACGCATGATCTTATCTACAGCAAAGATGATAAGCTGATCACGGAATACAATAAGACCTGTTATCTCTGAACCAATACTTATACTACCAGCACCGTTAGCTGGGTCTAAGTCATCTGCACTATATGGCGCTGTAAAGACTAGCTCTGTACCTACACCAAAGAAGAGCGTACTCTTAAACATACAAACATGACTAGCACCCTCTACAGCATCATTAGTTGCTGAACTTGTCATGTGCGTCAATGTACCTGCTGTACGATCAAAGTATGCAGGGAAGTTTACACCATCAACAAAGCATATCTGGTATACGTTATTGAAGTTGTATCGTGCCTGTCTTACCTTAGTGAAGGTAGTGTTAGGTGCTGTAGCAAGAGAAGTCCATGTAGGTGTAGCATCAATGGCGTTGCCTATGTAGTATACGCCATTACGTGCAGCAATGACCTTTTGGTTGTTAGCCTGCTGCACTAACGCTAGAGCCTGTACTACACCAGAGCCAGGAAGCTCAGCATCAATAAACTTTGTGTAGCCTGCTACCTTACGGTAACCACCATCAAGTGAAGGCTCAAAGTTCTGCAGTTGGAATGCTGAACCTACATTATTAATACCCTGCTGGAGAGGACTGATGTTTGTAATCAACCCACCAGTAAAAGGTACTGGAAATGTTTGCCACTGTGTAGCCATTATTATGATACTCTTAGGCTAGGTTTATTGCGTGTAATAACTGTAGAACGTATGTAGTCATAACGGTTTATGTACAAACTACGCATGTACTTAATACCTGATTCAAACTTACCCTGTGCAATCTGAGATGCCTGTGTATCAGCACGGAACTGATAAGCGTAGAACATAGCACCATCTACAATAGTATGCTTAAACTCAATAGGAACGTTAGGTACATCATCATACAACTCAAGTGATACCTGATTGCGGTAGTACTCATATACTATTTCATATGCTTTGTCTGGGGTAGGTATTATGAGAAACTCTTGACTAGGTGCTCGTGAAACATGACGGGGAATATCTTGTAAATCGCTACCAGAGTTATACTCATAATCAACGTATCTGTCAAGGTATTCTTGATAATCCATTGATTTAAGTTTAGTAGTGCTTACATTTAATGCGTCACTTTTCTTTATGCGAAAGCTTTGCATATCAATTAGTTTAGCATCAGTAGGATAATCGTAACGTGTTACACCAGGAGTAAGGGTCTCTTCTTCTAGGATGTGATTCCAAGGCCAGTTATACTCTTCATGGTTGATATGTCTTAGTGAGGCATTTACAGCATCCTTAGCTGAACTATAGAAACCTCCAGCAGTATCAAAGTTAGAACTTGTTAGCTCTACTTCATTAAGCCTGCGATTTACCTCGTTTACTAGCCCTAAATAGTTATATGCCATTATTTATTCCTTACACGTAAACGAACCTTACGTTCTACTACTAACCCATTCGTGTCGGCTATACGGCAGTAGAACTGATACTCTATATTATTATCACCAGAGCCTAAACGTGCAGTTGCTACTTTGTCTGTGTTAGTAGCAGAGATAAGCTGTATTCCCTTCACAAGCTGCCCACTAGGGATAAGCTGAGTCTTTACACCATCAGCATCATCAACAAACCAAGTAACACTACTAAGTGTTGCACCACTAAGAAAGCGTGACCAGTCAATGCTATAGTCTAGTATTTCATCAGGGTCTTTGTTGGGCCATTTAAGAGACATTATTATTATTCCTATGCTGCACGAACATACGCTGTGTTACCTAGTGTACTATACTCACCAATGTAAGCAGTACGATCTCTGCTGTAATTATCTTTAATTGACTCATAGTCAAACTGAACTGTGATAACTGTTTCATCACCTACAGTAAACGTACCCTGTACTCCTGTTGGTATTACTACAGCTTTACAGTCTAGTGTAACAGTGTTGCCTGATATTGTACCTGCTACACCTTTACCTGCTAGGCTGATGTTAGCGTCTGCATCAATAACAACTTCATCACCATCTACTAGAAGTGAGTCAGTGATAATCTGTAAGCCAAACCCTACAGGCTGAATAGTGGGGCCAAACCCTGCACTTACTGTAATACCACCAAGGCTTGCAGTAAATGCTGTAGACATTGTGATAGTAGGAGTTGTACCTACACCACCGTCTACTGTAATAGCACCTGCTGCACCTGTAGCTGTTACTGCGGATGGTACAACTACTGCTTCTGCTGCTGCTGTTGCACTACCTGCTGCACCATTAGCTTGTACCCCTGCAAAAACAACTGTAGTACGTGAGCTAATATCAGGATCACCTACTGCACCTGTACCTACTACACCTGTAAGGGTAACTGCAATATCGGCCTGCTCATAGCTCTCACCAAAGGTAGCTACTGAGAAAGGATTAGTTGAGTAGGCCATTAGTTACCTCTTATGCTACGCATACGCTGCCGAAGACAATACGCCGATCCAGTAGGCTCCGCCATCTCT